AGCTTCTCTGTTAGCTCTAGCTACTATACTGGTGCGAATTTGCACTAGTCTAAAACGTTATAGTACTGTTTACCACTCATAAACTCCTACTATACTGGTGCGAATTTGCACTAGTCTAAAATGCTATCTGTGTTACTTTCATAAATTTTTCCCTACTACACTGGTGCGAATTTGCACTAGTCTAAAACTCATTAATAGATTTAGTTTTATCAAGACTGCTACTACACTAGTGCGAATTTGCACTAGTCTAAAACGAAACACCTGTGTTAGGCGTGTCAGGAACTCTACTACATTGGTGCGAATTTGCACCAACTGGCAAAGTCTAACATCAAAAATAACAAATAAAAAATCCCTTAACGCTCAATGCGCTAAGGGATAACTAATATAAGGAGTGATATTTATGGCAAAAAAGAATAAAATGAAGCCTAGAGAGCTGCGTGAGGCTCAGAAAAAAGCCAGACAGCTCAAAGCGGCTGAGATAAATAATAACGCTGCTCCTGCGATCGCTGCCATGCCTGCTGCACAGGTCATTGCACCTGCGGCAGAGAAGAAAAAATCCTCCGTAAAGGCGGCAGGAATGAAGTCTATTCTTGTCAGCGAAAATAAAATGTACATAACCTCTTTCGGCAAGGGCAATTCTGCTGTGCTTGAATATGAGGTGGATAATAATGACTACAACCAAACTCAGCTTTCCTCTGATGGCAGCAGCAATATCGAGCTTCGTGGTGTAAACGAAGTAAACATCACTTTTTCAAGCAAGCATGGCTTTGAGAGCGGAGTGGAGATAAATACTTCAAACCCTACTCACAGAAGCGGTGAAAGCTCGCCTGTAAGAGGGGATATGTTGGGGCTTAAATCGGAGCTTGAAAAGCGCTTTTTCGGCAAGACTTTTGATGATAATATACATATCCAGCTTATTTACAACATTCTGGATATCGAAAAGATACTTGCAGTGTATGTGACGAATATCGTTTATGCACTGAACAATATGCTTGGTGTAAAGGGTTCTGAAAGTTATGATGATTTTATGGGGTATCTTTCTGCCCAAAATACTTATTATATTTTTACTCACCCTGACAAAAGTAATCTTTCCGATAAGGTAAAGGGTAATATCAAGAAAAGCCTTAGCAAGTTTAATGACCTGCTGAAAACTAAGCGTCTTGGCTATTTTGGTCTTGAAGAGCCTAAGACGAAAGATAAAAGAGTTTCGGAGGCATACAAAAAGCGTGTTTATCATATGCTTGCAATTGTGGGGCAGATAAGGCAGAGTGTTTTCCATGATAAGTCAAATGAGCTTGATGAGTACCTTTACAGCTTTATTGACATTATTGATTCCGAATACAGAGACACTCTTGACTATCTTGTAGATGAGAGATTTGATTCTATAAATAAGGGCTTTGTCCAGGGCAACAAGGTCAATATCAGCTTGCTTATTGATATGATGAAAGGCTATGAGGCTGATGATATCATACGCCTTTATTATGATTTCATTGTGCTTAAATCTCAGAAAAATCTCGGTTTTTCTATCAAAAAGCTTCGTGAGAAAATGCTGGACGAATACGGCTTCAGATTTAAGGACAAGCAATATGACTCTGTGCGCTCAAAGATGTACAAGCTTATGGATTTTCTGCTTTTCTGCAACTATTACAGAAATGACGTTGTCGCAGGCGAAGCTCTTGTGCGCAAACTGCGTTTTTCAATGACCGATGATGAAAAAGAGGGGATATATGCTGATGAAGCGGAAAAGCTTTGGGGCAAATTCAGGAATGATTTTGAAAATATCGCCGACCACATGAACGGTGACGTTATCAAGGAGCTTGGCAAGGCTGACATGGATTTTGATGAGAAAATTCTTGACAGCGAAAAGAAGAATGCGTCTGACCTTTTGTATTTCTCCAAAATGATATATATGCTCACATATTTTCTTGACGGCAAGGAGATAAACGATCTTCTTACAACGCTTATCAGCAAGTTTGATAACATCAAGGAGTTTTTGAAGATAATGAAAAGCTCTGCTGTTGATGTTGAGTGTGAGCTTACGGCTGGCTACAAGCTGTTCAATGACAGCCAGAGGATAACCAACGAGCTTTTTATCGTAAAGAACATTGCTTCCATGAGAAAGCCTGCGGCTTCAGCGAAGCTTACGATGTTCCGTGACGCACTGACTATACTCGGTATAGACGACAAGATCACGGACGATAGGATAAGCGAGATTTTAAAACTTAAAGAAAAAGGCAAGGGCATACATGGTCTGAGAAATTTCATAACAAACAATGTTATCGAGTCCTCTCGGTTTGTATACCTTATCAAGTATGCGAACGCTCAGAAGATAAGAGAAGTGGCTGAGAATGAGAAAGTTGTCATGTTTGTTCTTGGGGGTATCCCTGACACGCAGATAGAGCGTTATTACAAGAGTTGTGTGGAATTTCCTGACATGAACAGTCCTTTGGAAGCAAAGCGCAGTGAGCTTGCGAGAATGATAAAGAACATCAGATTTGATGATTTCAAAAATGTGAAACAGCAGGCAAAGGGCAGAGAAAACGTGGCTAAGGAGAGGGCAAAGGCTGTTATCGGGCTTTATCTTACGGTCATGTATCTGCTGGTAAAAAATCTTGTAAATGTCAATGCAAGGTATGTTATTGCGATACACTGCCTTGAACGTGATTTTGGGCTGTATAAGGAGATAATTCCTGAGTTGGCTTCAAAGAACTTGAAAAATGACTACAGGATACTTTCACAGACGCTTTGTGAACTTTGTGATAAGTCGCCGAATTTGTTCTTGAAAAAGAACGAGCGGCTGCGCAAGTGCGTTGAAGTCGATATTAATAATGCAGACAGCAGCATGACAAGAAAATACCGCAACTGTATTGCTCATCTTACTGTAGTTCGTGAACTGAAAGAATACATAGGAGATATTCGTACAGTGGATTCTTACTTCTCCATTTATCATTATGTTATGCAGCGTTGTATCACGAAAAGGGAAGATGACACAAAGCAAGAAGAGAAAATAAAGTATGAGGACGATCTTTTAAAAAATCACGGCTATACGAAAGACTTTGTAAAGGCTCTCAACTCGCCGTTTGGATACAACATTCCGAGGTTTAAAAATCTTTCAATTGAGCAGTTGTTTGACAGGAATGAATATCTTACTGAAAAGTAGCGTAGTGTAGATACCGCCGATCTCTTGGGGGACAGGTGGCGGCGGTGATATTCATTCTTGTAAAAGACGTGGTGGATATTCTGTTTGATTTGTTTTTTTGGAAAGAAGAAGTTGGACAAGTGAAAATCAGAGCGCTGTATGCAATGTGGTGCGGATATCTACAAACGCTTAGCAGCATAAAGCTGTTGGATAAAGACGGCGAGATATCTAAAGGTGTAACAACTCATATCACAAAAGGAGAAGCCAAAAAGCTGATGAAGCTCCTTAAAAAATTAAATATTTTTCGATTTTCTACCTCATCAGCGTCATTAGGGGAATAGTCCCAATCGTCTGTAGAAGCGATAACAACAGTATCGTTCTTAAAGTCAACTATAGCGCCAACACCATATGTAGTGATAAGCTGAGTTTTTCTTATATCTCCAACGGAGATCTTTTTGTCTGAATATGTTGATATGCCATTCTTCTGCATAATCTCTTATTCTAGGCTCGATACTTTCGACACGTTCAAGCATGGTTCGTTTTATCTGCTCTATATCTTTATCATCAGCAGTTTTTCGACGATGACAGCAAAAACCCTGCTCTGACACAGAAAATCATGGACAGCGTATCGAGGCTTTCTGAGAAGAATCAGAAGCTTGTGCTGGAGATTTCGGAGAGGTTGGGGAAAGATTGAATCTATAAAGTGCCTTAATGCTAGTCATAAGGCACTTTTGCTATGTGGAGCATACAAAAAAAGAGTTACGCTTTTCGGTTCCACAAAGCATAACCCTACTTTTTTTTAGGTAATACAAAAACTCCCCCTGCGGCGTTAAGTTCTGATAATAAAAAAAGCCATGACGGACAATGCCCGTCACGGCGAGTGACTGGTCGAGGTGACGGGACTTGAACCCACGGCAAAAGTTATTCAAACTACGTTTTTACGCTGTTTTATATTTTTCATGTCATATTTCGTGTCATATATGTCCTGAAAATAGTCATCAATGGTTTGGTCAATACGCTGGCGGTCTGTATCAAACGTTTGCTGATATACCGATTTCAATGTGCTGGTGTTACTCCAGCCGCCACGTTCCATAGCGTATACATCAGGGATATTTAGTTTCGCCATGACGCTGGCGTTGATGTGGCGTAGATCGTGAAATGTGATCTGATAGCCTGCCGATCGCATTGTTTTGACGAAACGGCCGTACACCTGTTTTCGGGTGTAGGCCACAACATAATCATCGGGTTGCAAGTTTAGGCTGTCTATTAGATTTACTATCGGCTGCCCTAGCCGTAGCTGTCGGCGACTGTTGTAGGTCTTAGCCTGCTCTTTGTCAATTATTTCCTTGCCAACTGTGACACGCACCTGCGACAGTGTCAACACATCACCACATAGGTCCTTGCGACGGATACCCAGTATTTCCGACATACGCATACCGCCCCATACAGCCAACAGCACAGGAATTTCTATATCTGACCCACGGAACAGGTCCACTACGGTTTCAACATCAGGCAGAATTTTAAGTTTTTTCGTTTTGGACGGCAAACGAATTTTTCCTAGCCGTATATCCACGTCATAGTATGACATAACAGCTGTAAAAAAACCATAGATGTTATGAACAGTTTTCGGCGATTTATCAACGGTCAAACCGTTTACCCAGTCCTGCACTAGCTGCGGCGTAACCTCGTCAATCGGAATATCTTTCAGCCTGTCAACATTGTTGCGCAGGATAGTCTGATAGCCGTGTATCGTGGTGGGTGATAGCACAGGCGTTTTTATTTTGATATATTCTTCAGCTGCGGTCTGGAATGTTATTTGCTGGTTTTCTTCGTCCTGACATTTTATCAGCCATTCCGCCGCCGCAAGCTCGGTGGCTTTTTTCGTTTCGGCCGTGAACGATTTGTATTTACCGGTGTTTTTATCGTACACTCTCACACGATAACTTCCGCTCGGCAGTCTTTTCGCTGTTGCCATGTAAAATTCCTCCTATTATCTTGACAATGTTTTCAATTTATGATAAAATAATAGGGTACTTCCTACTATAGTATCATCTCTTGCTAGGTTTGGCTGTACACACCCTCACAGGTCGCTCTGTGGGGGCTTTTTTATTATGGGGTGTTTATCCGCCACACACCTTGCAAGGCTTATAGCCTGCGTTTTGTGCGTCCTGTAGGTTCATTGGCGTGCAGGTATCATCATAGTATCTGCATGATTTGCTGTGATACTTGTCGCCCGAAGCCGTGATATATACTATCGTTTCGGCTGGATCCTGTGCAGTGGTTGCCACAGGGATTGCTTCGGTGGTGGTTTCAGGTTCTGCGGTGGTGGTAGTAGTTGTTGTGGTGGTAGTGGTGACTTTTTCGCCCATGTCCACTGTAATTGTTATAGGGTCAGATGTCACACCGTCATATGTGGCGGTCACGTCCGCAAAGCCGTCTTTCAGGGGTTTCACATCATAGGTGACATATGCACCGCTATCATCATATTCTAACTGACAAACGTCAGGATTGCTGATTTCAATTTTGATATCTTTCGGATCAACGTCCTCTGCGTCGGTTTCACCTGTGATTCGCAAATAGATTATGTGACTATAATCACGATTATAGTCATTCAGTGCGATAGAATAGTTGTCATTAGTCCATTCAACCTTTGTCGGTCGCCTATAGCCGAATAGGTGCGCTATTCCATAGACTATAACCGATATAGCACAGAAAATGATTATCACCAGTAGGCAACCGCCCTTTGATGTGCCACTTGCTTTACGGCCGTGAGAACTACGGCTTGACGACTTTCTGCCACCCGATGTTGATACATATGACAGCCCTGTGCCTGGTATACCAACAGACTTTGTGCGCCGCCCTGAGCTGTTTACACTGTATCGTGCGCCCTTTCCACCGACACTAAAACCGACAGATTTTTTATTGATGTTCAATTTCGCACCGTTGCCGATTTTGATTGATTTTCTAAAACGTAATCCCATGGTTTTTACCCCTTTTCTTATAATCACGGCTCTTGTGGGCATACTAGCCACAGAGGTGATATATATGATATACGAAACACATCTGCGTGATATACGTCACACACAACGTCTGACACTGCGCCAGCTGTCTGAACTGTCAGGCGTTAGTTTTTCTGAAATTGACCAGATAGAACACTATAACGTTGACCCACGCATTTCAACGGCTGTGCTATTGGCTAAATCGTTAAAATGTGGCCTTGACGATTTGTTCAGTTTCAACAAATAATGTTCGATATTATAAACACGCTTGCATTTTATGACATAAAAATGCTATGATTTACACATAGCCTATATATGTGTGTTTCATGTATATTATAGCATTTTAACGCATATTTTGCAATACTTTTTGACGTGTTTTTATTTTAGTCCGATTTTTCGGACAGTACATAAAAAGGGTATTGACAGCCGTGATTACATGGTATATAATAGGCTTATCGAACATACGTTCTATAAATCATAGGAGGAGAAAATAATGACGAAAGAAGAACGAACAGAATTTGAAAAAAGACTAGCCCACAAGATTTACATACTACAGCACCCCGAATTGTGGGAAAAAATAAGAGCAGAAAAAGAAAAGAGCTGCTTAAAGCAGCCCTCTCTTGAATAGGAGAAAATCGACATATTTGTCAAGGTCTTTGATTTCGCTATCTTCAAGAACCTTTAATGCGTCGATAATCTTGGCTTCCTCGTCACTTTGTGGTGGCGGGGAATTTTTTTCGCCCTCGTTTCCGCAAAGATAATCGAGGGACACGCCAAAGTATGCTGAGATCTTCAAAAGTGTCATTGCTGACGGCTCTCTCTCATCACGTTCGTAGTTGCAGTAAGTTGTTTTCGGCAAGCCTAAGGCTTTTGCAACTTCCTCTTGTGTGAGGTTTTTCGCCATTCTCAGCTTTTTCAGGCGGTTGTCAAACATTCTTATCACCTCCTACTATATATTATATACCCATTATGGGAATTTGTCAATGAAAATAGGGCGCATTATTTTCAAAATGAGTATTTTGTACAAAAATATAATCTCAAATTTGTACATATTTGTACTCAATTTGGGGTTGACAAATGCCCAAAATGAGTATATAATGATAATGTACTCAGAACGAGTACGAAAATTCAAAATGAAAACGGAGGTGTAACAAATGGCTGAAAAGACAACGATATTTGACAACATCAATGGTGAATTGAGACGCAGACATCTCACCCAGCAGGACCTTGCGAAGACTATCGAAATAGACCGCAGAACATGGTCCAAATGGCAGGACAAAAACGATATGCCAGCGTCGGTACTTCTACAGATAGCCAAATGGCTGAACGTTACGCTGGACTATCTTACACGTGATGTTCATGCCGAATAATGGGGGTGAAAACAATGCCTGCAAAGAAAATAACCGCCAATGACGTGATATCCAAACGGTTGAGAGCCATCAGAGCCGATAACGACATCACGCAAGCAAAAATCGCAAAACGGCTGAACATGGCACAGACAGCCGTGAGCAGGTGGGAACGGCAGTTCGGCACCATGAATGCTGAACAAATCGTAGCGTACTGCAAGATAATCGGGGCGAAACCCGAAGAAATCTTTGCGGAATACTGCAGAGAAAGGAGCGTAAGAAGATGAACAATCTAATAGCAACGCTGGAGATCATCAGACATGCGTCAGCAATAGCGTTATGTATGGCACTGGCTGCACTAGCAATCTATGGACTGTACCGAAACATAAAAGAAACCGCAGAAGATACAGTTCGTGAGGAACTGGAGCAGGCGATCAAGGAAGCTTCAAAGCCTGTTGTCAAGGTCGAAGTTGAAATGAAAGGAAAGTGGTAATGAACATTGTAGGAATACTGCTAATAACAGTAGCCGTGCTTGCAGGGATAGATGTAGTGATGTATCTTGTGCTGAGCGTGGTGGATAGGCACTGGGAGAAACGTTTTGAAAAAGAGGAGGACGAAAACGATGATAGTGATGAGAGAGGTATTTAAGAGGGACAAGCCCCTTGACAACGGCAGTGGAGCGGTAAGCCTTTGCGTGTCCCATTCAAATGTCAAGTCTGACGAGTGCGGTGCGCTGACAGTAACGCCAACTAAGGACTACTGCCGCAGATGTGCATTCTACAAGACCCGTGAGGATTTTGACAGAGGGCTTGGCGATGCCGCAAGGTCGCTCCGTGAGAAAGGGATTGAACCTGTGAAGAAGATGGACTATGACGGCAAGCAGTATATGAGCGTACAGCCGGTAAGGGAGGATAAAGATGATAACGAAAGAGGAGTTTGAAAAGGCGGTGGAGTGCTGTACAGGATTTACTGTTAGTTGCGAAAATTGTCCGCTAAGCGAAAAAGATTTTAAGTGTGGTGTGTATTTGGCAGAGTACCTAAAAGAAAACGAGCCTGCACCTGCGGCAACAGGCACAAGCTCGGAGGTGGTATCAAAAGATACCGATAACATACAAATTGATGATAGCACAAAAGAACAGATTTGTCAAGCATATGATACCGCAGACAAAGCCTGTGCAGATATACTCGATATCTACGAAGGAATGCCGGCATGTGAGCGTAGAGCTTTTGATATCGGAGAAGTGTACGGAAAAATATGCAGCACAAGGGATAAGCTTGAAAATATGAGAGGAGCGAACTAAAATGTCAGTAAAAATAAACTCACTTGAATTTGAGAACGTAAAGAAGATAAAAGCCGTACAGCTTGAGCCTGCAAAGAACGGGCTTACTGTTATCGGCGGTAAGAACAGGCAGGGCAAGACCTCTGTCCTTGACGCTATCGCTTGGGCGCTTGGTGGTGACAAGTATAAGCCGTCCTCTCCTCAGCGTGAGGGGTCTGTTGTCGAACCGCACTTGAAGATCACCCTCGATAATGGTATCGTGGTGGAGCGTTCGGGCAAGAACAGCTCCCTCAAAGTCACCGACAGCACAGGCAAAAAAGGCGGTCAGCAGCTTTTGAACAGCTTCGTTGAGCAGTTTGCACTTGACCTGCCTAAGTTCATAAATCAGTCAAGCAAGGAAAAAGCTTCAACTCTGCTGAAAATAATCGGTGTGGGTGATACGCTCTATCAGTTGGAACATAAGGAACATTCCCTCTATGACCAGCGTACTGCTATTGGCAGGATAGCTGACCAGAAGTTTAAGTTCGCAAAGGAAATGCCTGTGTACGCAAACGTCCCTGCCGAGCCTGTTTCGGCTTCGGAGCTTATCAGACAGCAGCAGGATATACTTGCTCGCAACGGCGAAAATCAGCGTAAGCGTGACCAGAAAGAATACTACGAAAAGCAGTTGGAGCTTGCTAAGTCCGCCTATGAGCGTGCAAAAGCAAGCTATGAAGCGGCAGCGAACAACTTCAAGCTTGCAAGCCTTGACGCAGAAAACCTCTTGGACGAAAGCACAGCGGAGCTTGAAAAGAACATCTCAGATATTGAGGAGCTGAACAAGAAGATAAGAGCAAACCTCGACAGGGAAAAAGCTGAGATAGACGCTGAGGACTACCGTTCACAGTATACATATCTCACTGAGCAGATAGAGGACGTAAGGCAGGCTAAAACTGACCTGCTGGGCAGTGCCGACCTGCCCCTTGAGGGGCTTTCAGTTGAGGACGGAGAGCTGCTGTATAACGGGCATAAGTGGGACAGTATAAGCGGAGCAGAACAGCTTATCGTCGCTACCTCTATCGTGAGAAAGCTCAATCCTGACTGCGGTTTTGTCCTGCTGGACAAGCTTGAACAAATGGATACCGACACCCTTGATGACTTCGGCAAGTGGATTGAAGCACAGGGCTTGCAGGCGATAGCCACAAGAGTTTCCACAGGTGACGAGTGCAGTATCATTATTGAGGACGGCAGGTCAATGGACAACGAAAAGAAAGAAAACACAGAAACGAAAACTTGGAAAGCAGGTGCATTTTAATGTATGAAATAACATCAGGAGTTGTAAGCTCCGCACAGAAAGTCGTGATATATGGTCCTGAGGGCATAGGCAAATCCACTTTTGCGGCTCAGTTCCCCGACCCTGTATTTATTGATACTGAGGGCAGCACAAAGAAACTGAACATCAGACGTTTCCCTAAGCCAACAAGCTGGGAAATGCTCAAAAATGAGGTGAAGGAAGCTATGAACGGCAGGCTCTGTAAGACCCTTGTCATTGATACATTTGATTGGGCTGAACAGCTTTGCATTGAAACGATCTGCTCGGCACATCAGAAGAAAGGCATTGAAGATTTCGGCTACGGCAATGGCTATGTTTACGAAAAAGAGGAGATAGGCAAGTTTCTTAATCTCTTGCAGGAGGTAGTTGACAGCGGTATCAACGTTGTGCTTACTGCTCACGCTCAGATGAGAAAGTTTGAACAGCCTGACGAGCTGGGCGCTTATGACCGTTGGGAACTGAAACTCGGCAAGAAAACTTCTTCTCAGATATCGCCTCTTGTGAAAGAATGGGCAGATATGGTGCTGTTTGCAAACTACAAAACATATGCAGTAGCTGTGGATAAGGATGGCAAGAAGTTCAAGGCTCAGGGCGGTGACCGTGTTATGTACACCACACATCACCCTTGCTGGGACGCTAAAAATCGTGACGGACTTCCGTCTGAAATGCCTTTTGAGTATAGTGGCATAGCTCACCTGTTTGCGTATACACAGCCTGCTGAAATGCCTAAGCCTGTGCCGATGCCAAGACGTGTGCAAGAGCAGCTTGCACAGCCGAAAGCAGCACCGCAGCCACCTCATAAGACATCAAACGCAGTGACATTGCAGCAGGCTCAGCCGACAGCTGCACCAAAGGCAGAAGAACCTCTTACTGATCTCAGCGGCTTTGAGGACGTTGCACCACCTATCGTTATCCCTGATGGCATACCGAAAGCGCTTGCAGACCTTATGAGAGCCAACAACGTAAGCGAATCGGATATACGTCTTGTGGTATCTCAGAGAAACTATTTTCCTTATGATACCCCTATTACCAACTATCCTGACGACTTTGTACAGGGCTGTCTGATAGGTGCTTGGGAGCAAATGCTGCCGCTTATCAGGGAAAATCAGAAAGTGCCATTTTAAAAGGAGGACAACACTATGGATAATTTTATGGAATACGGCTGGGAAGATGAGATAGTCAACGAGGGTGGGGACTTTGTCCTGCTCCCTGAGGGGGACTATGACTTCACCGTTGCAAAGTACGAACGTGCAAGACACGAGGGGTCGGCAAAAGTACCGCCCTGCAATATGGCAAAGGTCACATTCACCATTTGGGGTGCAGAGGACAGCGTGGAGATAACAGAGAACTTCTTCCTTTGCAACAAGTTTGAATGGAAGCTCTCAGCACTTTTCCTGGCTCTCGGTCTGAAAAAACACGGCGAGCCGCTGAAAATGAATTGGAACGCTATCACAGGCAAAAAGGGCAAGTGTCACGTCTACGTTGACAACTACAAGAACAAGGACGGTGAGGACAGGCAGTCCAACAAGATTAAAAAGCTCTATGCCTATGACGAGAATGTTACTACCGTTCAGCCTGCTCAGACGCAGACACCACAGTATAGTCAGCCTGCTCAAACAGGTGGCTGGAAAGCCGGTGCGTTCTGATGATGAATTTAAGACCATATCAAAACGAGGCTAAGCTTGCTATACTCGAACAATGGTCTGAGGGAATAAACAAGGTCCTTGCAGTTCTGCCCACAGGAACGGGAAAGACAATACTTTTCTCGGCTGTTACGGAAGAATGTGTGCGGCAGGGTAAGCGTGTGCTTATCCTTGCCCATAGGGGCGAGCTGCTCGACCAGGCGGCGGACAAGCTTATGAAGTCAACAGGGCTTGGCTGTGCCACCGAGAAAGCAGAGCAAAGCTGTTTAGGTTCTTGGTATCGTGTGGTAGTAGGCTCAGTTCAGACCCTTATGCGTGAGAAAAGGCTCAAAGGCTTTTCGGAAAATTACTTCGATACCATTATCATTGACGAGGCTCATCACGCTATCTCAGACGGCTATCAGAGAGTGCTTGACCATTTTCCAAAGGCTCAGGTGCTTGGGGTAACGGCTACACCCGACAGGGGCGATATGAAGAACTTAGGCTCGGTGTTCGACAGCCTTGCATATGAATACACCCTGCCTCAGGCTATCAAAGAGGGCTATCTTTCACCTATCAAGGCTATCACCATACCGCTGACACTTGACCTTTCAGGAGTATCAACGCAGGCAGGAGATTTCAAGGCAAGTGATATCGACACGGCACTTGACCCTTATCTTTATCAGATAGCTGACGAAATGCTAAAATACTGCAAGGAACGCAAGACAGTTGTGTTCCTGCCGCTTGTCAAGACCTCTCAGAAGTTCCGTGATATCCTTATCAGCAAAGGGTTCAACGCCGCTGAGGTCAACGGAGAAAGCACAAACAGAGCGGAGATATTAGAAGCTTTCGACAAGGGCGAATACAACGTGCTGTGCAACTCAATGCTCCTCACAGAGGGGTGGGACTGTCCGTCAGTTGACTGCGTTATCGTGCTAAGACCAACAAAAGTGCGTGGACTTTACTGTCAAATGGTAGGCAGAGGCACAAGACTTTGCGAGGGAAAGACAGAACTTTTACTGCTTGACTTTCTGTGGCACACAGAACGCCACGAGCTTTGCAGACCTGCACACCTTATCTGTCAGAATGAAGAGGTCGCTGAGAAAATGACCGAAAATCTTGCCAATGAGGCAGGCTGTGCAGTGGATATCGAAGAGGCAGAAAAACAGGCAAGCGAGGACGTTGTGGCACAGCGTGAAGAGTCTTTGGCAAAGCAGCTCAAAGAAATGAAAACACGCAAGCGAAAGCTCGTTGACCCATTGCAGTATGAAATGTCAATACAGGCTGAGGACTTGTCCTCTTACGTTCCTGCTTTTGGCTGGGAGTGTGCTCCTGCTACCGACAAGCAGAAAGCAAAGCTTGAAAAGCTGGGCATTTTCCCTGACGATATAGACAACGCAGGCAAGGCAAAGCTTATCCTTGACCGACTTGAAAAGCGCCGCAATGCAGGACTTACCACGCCTAAGCAGATAAGGCTGCTGGAAAGCAAGGGTTTTGAACACGTTGGCTCTTGGAGCTTTGACAGTGCAAGCAAGATGATAGCTCGTATTTCTGCCAATGGTTGGAGAGTGCCGAGAGATATTGACCCGAAAAAATACACACCTGAGAACTAAGGAGAAGTGAATGGATAACACAAGTTTGATTAAAATGCTTGAATACATAGACCCTGCAAGCTGTGATTATCAGGAATGGGTCAATGTGGGAATGGCTCTCAAGCACGAGGGCTATTCCGTGAACGATTGGGACAGTTGGTCGAGGTCAGACAGCCGTTATCACAGCGGTGAGTGTGAACGCAAGTGGCAAGGCTTTAACGGCAATGCTCAGCCTGTGACCGCAGGAACTATCGTGCAAATGGCAAAGGAAAGAGGATACAGCCCCCATGAGTTTAAGGCATACGATTGGGACGGCGAGATAGTTGCAGAAGAAAGCAGTCCCCTTGTAAACGGCGGTGAGGGCATACCGATCACCGAGCCTGCTCAATGGGATCCTGTCAAGGAGATAGTCACATATCTTGAAACACTCTTTGAAGCAGGAGAGAACGTGGGCTATGTTACGCAAACGTGGGAGACAGAAAAGGACGGCAAGACCAAGTATCTGCCCACAAAGGGCTGCTGTGACAGGACTGCAGGGGAGCTTATCAAGAGGCTTGGCGAATGTAACGGCGACATTGGTGCGGTGTTTGGCGACTACAAGGAAGAAGCCGGAGCGTGGATCCGCTTCAATCCTCTTGACGGCAAGGGCGTAAAGAACGAGAATGTAACAGACTACCGCTATGCTCTTGTTGAAAGCGACAGTATGCCTATAGAACAGCAGAACGCTGTAATGAGAGAACTTGAACTTCCTATCGCTGTGCTTGTATACAGCGGCGGAAAGAGCGTTCACGCTATCGTCAAGATAGACGCTCCAAACTATGATGAATACCGCAGGCGTGTTGATTTTCTTTACAAGGTCTGCAAGGAAAGCGGTCTTGACATAGATAAACAAAACCGAAATCCCTCACGTCTTAGCCGTATGCCAGGCGTTATGAGGAACGGCAAGAAACAGTTCATTATTGACAAGAACATAGGCAAAGAAAGCTTTTCAGAATGGAAAGATTACATAGAGAGTATCAATGATGATCTCCCCGACCCTGAGAGCCTGAGTGCTGAGTGGGACAACCTGCCTGAGCTTGCTCCGCCACTTATTGACGGTGTTCTCAGACAGGGCCACAAAATGCTCATTGCAGGTCCGTCAAAGGCAGGCAAGTCTTATGCACTTATCGAAATGTGCGTGGCGATAGCTGAGGGGGTCAAGTGGTTTGGCTGGCAATGCACCAAGGGGAAGATACTATACGTCAACCTAGAGCTTGACAGAGCATCTTGTCTGCACCGTTTCAAGGACGTGTACACCGCAATGCACCTAGAGCCTGATAACCTCAACAGCATAGACATATGGAATCTGAGAGGTCACAGCGTACCAATGGACAAGCTTGCGCCAAAGCTTATACGCCGAGCAAGCAAGAAGAATTACATTGCCGTGATAATAGACCCTATCTACAAGGTCATAACAGGCGACGAGAACTCAGCAGACCAAATGGCGCACTTCTGCAACCAGTTTGACAAGGTATGTACAGAGCTTGGCTGTGCGGTCATATACTGCCACCACCACTCAAAGGGAGCGCAGGGCGGAAAGCGTTCAATGGACAGAGCCAGCGGTTCAGGAGTATTCGCCCGTGACCCTGACGCACTTCTTGACCTTTCAGAGCTTGACATTTCAGACAGCCTTTACAAGCAGCAGGAGGACGAAACTGTTTGCCGTATCTGTGAGAACTGGATGAGGAGATTTTACAGAAATACTGATGACCTTTGTTCACAGGACGATCTTGTTACGCCGTCAAAAATGCTTGAGATAACGCACAAGTACCTGCACCCGAACTCGTACAAGCTTATGATGACCGACATAGATAAGGCTAAGCTTGCGGTAAGAAACCGCACAGCATGGCGTATAGAGGGTACTCTGAGAGAGTTCCCGAAATTTGCTCCCCTCAATATGTGGTTTGATTATCCTGTTCACAGAGAGGATACTGTGGGCGTGCTTAAAGACTGCGAAGTAGAGGACATCGCACCGAATTGGAAAAAGAATTTCAGCAAGAAAAAGACCAATGAAGACCGCAGCAAGGAGCGCAAGGAGAGCATTGAAACAGCTTTCAGCGGTGTGCAGGAGAACGGCAAGTGCCGCATTTCTGAGCTGGCGGAGTACATAGGAAAGAGCAAAAAGACCGTTGGAAGATACCTCAAAGAGCATGGTGGCTTTTGGATAGAAGAGGGAGAATGTGGCTTAAAAGCTCAGTAGACAGACAAGACAAAATCGAATTTTTGAACTTTAGACAGACAGGAAAAAATCGAAAAAGTGTCAGGACAAAATCGAACTTTTTTCTTGTCGGACAATATCGAAAATTACCGAGTTTGTCGGACGGATAGACAAATATATATTACTACGTAATATATATCTTGTCCGCTAGAAGCGGCGGACAAGAATATTACTAGCAGTAATACCCGACCGCTCGAAAGGAGAATTACGATGACTGAATTTTTTATGGCAATGATACCGCCGACGGCTACGGCTCAGGAACACAAGGTGACAGTACGAAATGGCAAGCCGATATTTTATGACCCACCCGAAGTAAAGGCAGCGAAAGAAAAGCTCACGGCAAACCTTGCAAGGCACAGACCGCCTGAGAAATATATCTGTGGGATAAGGTTGGTAACAAAGTGGTTGTTTCCTAATGACGGCAAGCACAAGGACGGAGAGTACAAGATCAGCAAGCCTGACACGGATAACTTGCAGAAGATGTTCAAGGACTGTATGACAAAGCTTGACTTCTGGACAGACGATCAGCTTGTGGCGAGCGAGATATGCGAGAAGTTCTGGGCGAACACGCCTGGCATTTATGTGAGGATAGAGGAGCTATGACGATACACGAAGTAAAGAAAAGTCTCGGACGCAGGGTGAGCTACAACGGATCTGATTGCTACGAGCTGACAGGGTGCATTATCCGCAAGAGCAGTAAGACAGGTCAGTTCTTCTATCAGGCGGAGATCGCTGACAAGACTTGTGGCAATACGTTGGTGTATTGTAGGCTGGAAGAGTTGAGGTGTGAGAATGAAACACACTGACCACACCCTCTGTTGGCACTGCCGCCACGCAGTACCGACAAAGGATAAGATAACAGGAGAATACCTCACAGGCTGTGCATGGTCCATAGACCGCAGACCTGTCGAGGGTTGGAGGACGTGTCAGCACAGGATGTATGAAGCTCAAAAGGGCGGAATGATACACTCGTATACTGTGACTGAGTGTCCTGAATTTGAGGAGGGGTAAAAGTGACAAATAAAGAAAGGCTAGCCAAGCTTGACGGCGGTCAGTTGGACGCTATGTGGAATTTTCTGAAGTTGAGAAAACAATGCGAATGCACTAAGCAGGACGTGCAACTATTGCGTGAACACTGCGAAAATATCCGCATAGCGTTGACACAGAAAAATGCAGGCCAGCGAAAAGATGGTGCCAAAGATTGCATTGATTTCGACGAATTGGGGACATACATTAATTTCGTAGTTATTGACGCTCTTGTGTTGTATATTTATGGTGGTCTCGACAAATTGGAAGAGGTACTGCCAGATGAAAAATGAATATTACAGCTGGTACAAAGAACATCATATATGTCCATTTTGCAGGGTAAATAAACCTGTCGGCAATCATGTGTACTGTCACGAATGCCGTGCGAAGTATCGTGAATACCAGGAAAAACGCATTGACAGGAACAGAGATGAGATATATCAGAAAAATCGTGAGAGATATTATCGCTATAAAGAACAGGGGTTATGCGTAAGTTGTGGCAAGCCCGCAGTTCCGGGCAAAGTTTTCTGTCAGAAATGCGCAAACAAGAAGAATCGGAAAAAACGTCTGAAAAAGTTGGAAAATGCAACGGACCCACGATGGCTATGGGTAGAAGAACATCGTTGCTATCTCTGTGGAAAACCTGCAATCGAGGGTCACAAGCTATGTCAGAAACACTATGACGAATCATGCAAATGGCTTGAGAAAGCAAGAGCGGTTGCGAAAGAAGCAAAAATCGGACTACATGCTCTGTTTACATTTGGAGGTGGCAAGGCATGACAAAAATCAAACCCGAATACATTTTCCCACTGTTGCTGATTCTGCTAGACGTGGGAGCAGCGGTAGTATACGCAATACAAAAAGATTACAAAAAGGCTGTCTACTGGTTAGCAGCGGCAGTGCTGAATGTGACAGTAACGTTTTAGGAGGCTATATGGATAGTGCAAAAGAACAAAAGGCTATCGAACGTCTGAAAACGTTTGTACCTGAGGACGGATATTATCTAGCATATAGCGGCGGAAAAGATAGCGACTGTATCAAAATTTTGGCACAACTCGCAGGCGTTAAATATAACGCTGTACATAATTTGACAACGGTTGATGCACCCGAAACTGTGAGATATGTTCAATCTCAGCCAGATGTAAAAATAGATAAAGCGTATGACAAGAACGGCAATCATGTTACAATGTGGAATTTGATTGTAAAAAAGCTAATGCCACCGACACGCATTGCACGTTATTGCTGTAGCGAATTAAAAGAACGTGGCGGCACAGGACGTGTTGTTGTCACGGGTGTTAGGTGGTCTGAAAGTCAACGCCGTAAAGAAACGGCTGATGTTATAAAAATTATCGGCAAGCCGAAAACTACAATGAAAACAGCTGATGAAATAGGCACAGAATATCAACAAACGTATCAGGGCGGAATCATTTTTAATGATGATAATGACAAAAATCGTAGGTTGGTTGAACACTGCTATCGCACTACGAAAACTATGGTAAACCCTATAGTCGATTGGTCTGACGACGAAGTGTGGGATTTTTTGGGCTACTATGGTTGCAAATCAAATCCGCTGTATGAATGCGGTTTTAATCGTATAGGTTGCATTGGCTGTCCTATGGCAGGAAAACATAGATACGTTGAATTTGAACGATATCCGAAATACAAACAAAATTATATAAACACATTTGATAGAATGCTAGAACGTAAAAAACAGCTTGGAAAACGCGCCAACATGTCATGGCAAACAGGTCAAGACGTTTTTCGCTGGTGGATGGGCGAAGATTTTAACCAGATAACTTTTGACGATTTGGAGGTATAACAATGTCAAGATACATCAATGCAGACAATCTGATTAACGAATTATCAGCGGCGTGTATGCCGATATACGAAAAAGGCATAACAGGCATTCTGGGTGATAACAGCAGTATTGCCGATATAATCAACGAACAGCCTACCGCAGACGTGCAGGAAGCAAGGCACGGAAAGTGGGAAGCCACAGAATTAATGTATGAAAACGGCTGTACAAGATGTAGTGAATGTAAAACAGAATATTATGCAAGCGATTTAGAAGAAATATGCGGCGATACGTTCCCGACTTATTGTCCACTTTGCGGAGCAAGAATGGACGGTGATAACAATGGATAAAACCTGTTCAAATTGCAAACACGCAATAGGCTTCGGTCCTCTGCATAACAAGGCAATATATGCTTTTTGTGAAAAGCGAAGTGGTGTCACAAAGGACAAAGTTCTCATAGTGAACAGAAAGAACAAATGCTATGCGTGGAAGAAAAGGAGCGATAACGATGCGTAAAATATTATTTCGTGGCAAGCGCATTGCCAATGGCAAATGGGTAAGTGGCTATTACGTTGTCAGGAAACGCCCATACTTCAAGGACAAGGGTGCTAATTTTGAACACATCATTTGCGACAATCTGGTAATCGATGATTTCAATGACAAACAGTTTGTTGACACAATCCCGATAACATATTCGGTTGACCCTGAAACTGTCGGTCAGTATACAGGATTGACGGATACGAACGGCAATAAAATTTTTGAGGGGGATCTCTGCCTGTGCGACAGAAATATTTCAAAACATATTGACAAAAAGGTTTTTGAAATTAAATTTGACCCTGAGGCTGGATTTTTCGGAGAAAGTGACACGTCAAACATATGCCCTAGCGATTTTTATATGTGCGAAATTATCGGAAATGTTTTTGACACCCCTGAATTTTTGGAAGCTGGTGAAATGCCATGAAGGCGCGAACAAACATCGTCAGACAAAGCGACATCAAGAAAGAGGTCGCAAAGGAAATGCAGAAAAGATATAGCGAACTGCAAGGCGAAATTATGCAGGATATCACAGAGCAGATAATGGCAACTGTTTTGTGGACGCTAGATAAGTGGTACGGTTGGAAAGGTAAACGCCTGCGTGCATTTATCGACGCAGTGAATAGCACGTTTGACATCATGGACACGGCTGAATTCGATAACGACAATAACGCCAGCTATCTGAAAGAAGCATACGGCATTGACCTGTCGGAGCTGATATCAACGGAAATGACCGATAGGGTGCAGAAAGGCGGTTGAAATGACAGCAAAAGAATATTTGCAGAACGCCTATAAAATCGAGAGGCGTGTGAAAATCATTGAAAACAAGGTCAAGAAACTGCGGTCACAACTAGAATACGCTGGTATTTCATACGAAAATACAGGTGCTGGTCATGGCAGTTGCAATGGTGATAAGATGTCAAGCACCATTGAACGCATAGCAGAATACGAACGCAGACAGCAGGAACTAGCGCTGATACTGATTGACAAACGTTTGCAAATTGAACAATCCATTGACGCAGTTGCAGACGCAGACCAGCGAGAAGTCCTTGAAAGGCGGTATCTTTTTTATCAGCGCTGGGTGGGGAAATTCAACAAAGAAAATGGTGAATACATAATGGGGATCACTGACTATATGAACTATTCAGAACGAACGATTTATAAAATTCACGGCGAAGCCCTGAAACATATCATCGTTCCAAAAGAATGCAGTGAAATGCAGTGAAATGCAGTTATTAATCTGCTATACTGTATAATAGCCCGATAGGGCAAAAGGTCAGTTGGTTATCTCCTCAATAAAAGCCAACCCCATTTTTACGCCTGAGTGGCTAGCCCTCAGGCAATGTGCAGGGGCGGTGCGCCATCACTTAACCTGCTCCATGTTTTTTACTTCTTTTGTTTTAGATCTCCTGATTCCGCTATGGCATTAGCTATGGCGGATATATCGGTCGATACTGCGATGATGTTGACGCCGATACCAATCAGCCACACACACCTCTTAGCAATGTGTCCCATGTGTGGCATTTTTTTTTTATGGGGGCGGTATCATGAAAGGCTTTGCATATTCCTTTTACCGCTCGGCAGCGTGGAAGAAGTGTCGCCAATCCTACATTGACAAACGCATACTAATCGACGGCGGTCTTTGTGAAGAATGTCACGAACGTGCTGGATATATCGTTCATCACCGAACATTGTTGACACCAGCGAACATTCGTGACCCTGAGGTATCATTGAACCATGCCAATCTCGAATTCGTGTGCAAAAAATGTCATGATAATTTCGAGGGTCATTTCTACCAAAAATCGTCTAAAAAATTAACAAAATGTGAATTTGACGCATCGGGTATGCCCGTACCCCCCCTCAAATTTTGAGTGAATTTTTTCCTAAGATACCGGGCGGGCAAAGGTCATTTTTTACGCACGATAAAATCACATAAGGGGGTGTAATCTGACAATGGCAAAAATCAAGAAGAATTTGAGCGAGTTGCGAAAAGCTGTGGATAGTTGTGAACCGGCTAAGAGAGAGCTGGGTATAAAGCTGCTAGATCAGCTGGAGTACATGGAAAATCTGCTGAGTGAGTACCAGAAAAAAATAAAAGCAGAGGGTGCAATCATCGAAGCGACAAACGGCAATGGTTTTACTGTCAAGACAGAGCACCCTGCAAGCAAGGCGTATGCGACATTAATCGGAAAATACAATGCAATGGCAAAGACCGTTGAAGACATTATTCTCGACAGCCTGCAGAAGTCTGAGGGCGACGAACTGTTGGAATTTCTGGGCGGTGCAAAGCGTTGACGGAGTTTGAAAAATATTTTACTGGCATTTATGACGGAAATATCGTTGCTTGTGAAAAAATGAAAAAGGTTTCGGAAATGCTGCTGAACAGATTTGCAAGCCCTGATGAATTTCATTTTGACGAAGCTATTGCAACACGACACACGGATTTTATAGAAAAATTCTGTAAGCAGCCGTCTGGAAAACTAGGTCAGCCGTTGAAGTTAGAACTTTTTCAAAAAGCGAGATTGCAAGCATTATTCGGTTTTGTTGACGATAACAACCTACGCCAGTATAACGAATGCCTGATAATCGAAGGTCGAAAGAACGGCAAGACAACGGAAACTGCGGCGGTCGAAAATGATATGCTGGTCAATGACGGAGAGGGTTCACCGCAGATATATAACATCGCCACAATGCTAGACCAGGCAAAGCTAGGTTTCAACGCCTGCTATAAAATGATAAAACAATCGCCATTGCTGAGCAAGCATATTCGCAAACGTGCAGCCGATTTGTACTTTCCATTGAACATGGGATTTATAAAAGCCCTTGCGAGCAACTCAAACAGCCTTGACGGTTTGGACGTTCACTGCGGTGTTATCGACGAATTGGCGGCGATTAAAAATCGAGATCTATATGATTTGATAAAACAAGCAATGGGCGCTAGACAGCAGCCCATTTTATTTTGCATTACAACAAACGGCTTCGTCCGTGGCGGCATTTTTGACGCCCAATACGAGTATGCAAATAATTTGCTATATGGACGGCTGACGGAAAATAATAACAGGTTTCTGCCGTTTATCTATGAGTTGGATAGTCCCGACGAATGGGACAAGGAAGAATGTTGGATAAAAGCAAACCCTGGGCTGGGCACGATAAAATCAACCGACTATCTGCGCCAAATGGTGCAAAAAGCCAAAGATGATCCTAGTTTCAAGGCAACAGTTATGGTCAAGGATTTCAACCTTCCGCAAAATACCGAAAGCGGCTGGCTGAGATGGGACGAGCTGAACAATGAAGAAACTGTCGTGGACTATCCGTTCAGATATTTCATTGGCGGTTTTGATGCCGCTGATTATA